GCCCCAGTTCATGGGCTGGTCGTCCAGGCGAAGCGCGCGCAGCTCGGCGCTGTAGTCGGCCAGGATGCGTTGCGTACCCTCGATGTAGTGGATCACCCGGACTTCCGAGGCGACTTTCTGCACCAGGATCAGCGTCATGCTGTCGGCCATGCCCAAGTCGAAGATCACGTGCGTCTTCAGCGATGCGTCGTGCGGCACCTCGCGAATGCGGCCGGCGCTGACCGTGGCTGCCATGGCTTCGAAGTAGATCGCGCCCTCGACAGCTGGCTTGCACTGGCCCTCCCACACGTGCTTGTAATCCTCGCTGCGCATGGTTGCCTCGGCGTGCTGTCGCTCCTGCTCGAGTACAGCAGGGAACCAGGGGTTGTCGTTGTAATTCATGAGCACCGACACGCAGTCAGGCGGCGGGTTGAGCACGAAGCGTTCGTGCGTCGCGTCGCTTTCCAGCTCGGGGTTGTACGTCACCCATATTTCCGACCCGGCCTTGCGGATCGTCGGCGTCAGCGTCTTCCAGCTCTTCTCGGAGATCGTCTGCGCTTCCTCGCACCAGCAAATATCCACGCCTTCGAACGACTTGAGTGTGGTCGCCGTAACGTCCGACAGGCCGGAGAAGTGGATCGCGGAGCCGTGCGGCCCCTGAATCTCCGTTTGCAGGATGCGGAACAGGTGCGAAAGCCCCATCGCCGCGATCTGGTCGCACAGCAACTGGTGCACCGATTGCTGGATCGACTTCTGGACTTCGCGGGTGCACAGCACGCGGGTCTCTTGCTGGACGCACCGCAGCAGGATCGCCCGGGCGAAGCTCCAGGACTTGCCAGAGCCACGGCCACCGCGCGCCACCTTATAGCGTGCCGGCTTGAACAGAAACGCCAGCTTGCGCGGGAATCGCGCGGTCAGGTCAGTCGAAGCAGACATTGATGGTCAGCGGCGCGCCACCGGCGCCGGTCAGCTCAGTTTTATCGGTGAACAGCTTCAGGTGCTTGCCGAGCAGCTCCGCGCCCTTAAGCACGGCGCCAGCGTCGAACTTGTATTCGCCTGTCGCTTCGCCGTCACGGTCACGCACTGGTTCGGCTTGCTTGCATCGCTCGATCGTGTCGACGATGGTGCGGAGAACGTAATCGGCGTCAACTTGAGTCCGCTCCGTGCGCTGGTTCATGGATGCCTGAATCGCCGCGGCAATTTCAGGTTTTTTCAGGTTCTCGCCGCCTACTGATCCGGCGGTCTTTTCGCTGTAGCCGGCTCGAATCGCAGCCTTGGTTGCATTTAAGTCAATCAGATACTCAGCGACAAAGCGCTGCTGCTTTGCAGTGAGGGTCATGGTGGCTCGGAAATAAAAAAGCCCGGCACGTGGCCGGGCGAAGGGGTCTGCGGTCCAGGCAGACCCAGGAGACAGGAGTGGTGAGACGCAACGCATGTGCGCCACTCGGGCGGGGTTGGTTGGTCGTGCGTTCACCACACGGAAGCCTCGGCGTGCGGCCTGGCTTTCGTGTGCAGAATGCAAAAAGCCCGCTACCTTTCGGCGCGGGCTTCGTGTGCTCCAGGGCTATCTGCCAAGTGAGCGATCTATGGGTTTTGCCAACACGTTCCCGCCAGAGACGCCGCAGGCTCCCATCAGGGAACCGTGCGCGTCGAATTTCTGGACGGAATTAAGTTGTAGCTTGGAATTTACTGCTGAGTTTGCCGCGAGTCAAGAGATTTCATTCAGGCACGTTGTTTGCCGATCTCGGCGGCGGCGCGGACGATAGCGCGGGCGGTGGCGTCCGCAGGATCGCCGGCATGCGCTTCGACCTCACAAATCGTCGCGTGCCCGTCTTGCACCATTGCCGCGATCTCATTGCCTATCCTGGCCCCCGCTGTGAGCACGTCCAACCCCAGATTCACCGCCAGTTCGAAGGTGTCGGCATAGAACAGCAGCGGGTTCCAGCCGTGCACCTCGGTGCCGTCCGCAAAGTGCAGCATCAGCCATTGCTCGCCGTCGACGTCCTCCACGCGCACAGCACCGATTGCGCGCGCGGCCAGGTGGAGCAGCTCACGGTCGGCCTCGGGGATGCTCTTGCGCGGCGGCGCCGGCAGCTCGTCTACCAAGTCATCATCGTCCGGGTCCCACTGGCTCATGCCTGCTTCCTTTCGTTGTCGAGCAGCCATTGTACCGCCGCCTGCGCCTGCCTGAACTGCTCGACGAACACGGTCGCCGGCCGGTGCGCGATGCTCATCTTGCGGCACACGACCTCGGGCTGGGCCTGCTTGATGTAGCACCAGTACAGCAGCATGCGGGTGCGGGTGTCGAGCTGGGGCATGGTGCGCTCGATGAGCAGGGCGTCGGTCTCGTCTACCTGGCGGCGGTCGCCTTGCTTCGGCTCGTCGCCCAGGGCTTCGCGGCGCAGGCGGTCGCAATAGGCGCCGGTGGGGCTAACGCCGATCGTACGGGTTCCGGCGGTGGCCCAGCGGCTCCAGTTCTCCAGGCGCAGGCCGATGTCGCGGCGTTCGTGTTCGGTCAAGGCGCCTCCCCGAACAGTGCAGCCACCAGCGGATCGCGGCGCGGTGCGGCCTCGGCTTCCGGCTTCGCATCGGGCAGCATCCACACCAGCGACGGCGCGTCGGCGGTCCTGCGCCGGTCCTGGAAGCTCTTTACCTGGCCGGCCTGCTCCAGTCCCACCAGCGCGCGGTACGCGATCTGGCGTTCGACGCCCAGCTGCACGGCCAGGGTGAGCGTAGAGCGCGGCTTGTCCTTCAGCGCATCCAGCAGGTTGGCGCGCAGAGCGGCGGCCACTTCGGGGGCGGTGTGCTTCGTCATGGCTGGGCCTCGCTGGTGCGAACGGTGATTTCGTGCTTCTGGCTCACGGCCACGTTGTAGGTCACCCACTCATCGCCGCGCTTGACCAGGCAGCTGGTGCCGGCGCTGTAGAAGACCGGCTGGCCGGTCAGTTCGCCGTACTGCACGCATGCGCTGCGGTCGACCGCAATGGCAATGAAGATGACGGCGGCCGCGACAGCGGCTACCACCGCGATGATGCCGACAAGGCCGGCGAGGAATTCGAGGCTGTCTCTCACGATGCGTATCCTTTCTTGGGTATTCGTAAAGTTGTGTGTAATCCATTGTTCTGCACTATAATCATAATTCGTAAAACAGTGTGGAAAATGTCATGCTCAATGTCCGGATTACGCAGCTCGATGGAGGCCTCCCAAACATCGCCCTGATGAAGCTCGCGCACTGGCATAAGGCCAAGGGCGACTACGTGAACGTCACCAGACAGATTGAAGCGGACCTGTTTGAGCCGAAGTACGACAGGGTCTACGCCAGTGCCATCTTCTCGTTCTCGGAAGAGCGCCTTCAGCGGTTCATGAAGCAGTGGCCAAACGCCATGGTTGGCGGCACTGGCAGTGGCAACACCGTTACGGTCGAGGACGTTGTCGGCGAAGACTACGAGCACTACGACTACTCCGGCTGGCCCGACTTCGAGGAGTCGATAGGCTTCACTCAGCGAGGCTGCCGACTCAAGTGCAAGTTCTGCGTCGTGCCCAACAAGGAGGGCAAGAACCGCTCGGTCAATACCATCGCTGACATCTGGCGCGGTGAGGGCCACCCGAAGAAGCTTCACCTGCTGGACAACGACTTCTTCGGCCAGGCTCGCGAGGACTGGCAAGCTCGCATCGCCGAGATACGCGACGGTGGCTTCAGGGTATGTCTGAGCCAAGGAATCAATGTCCGCTTGATTGACCAAGAAGCCGCCGAGGCATTGGCCACCATCCAGTACCGCAACACCAAGTTCAACGAGCGGCAGCTCTACACCGCGTGGGACAACCTGCGCGACGAGAAGGTCTTCTTCAAGGGCGTTGACCTGCTGGAGCGTGCCGGCATCCCGCCGAAGCACCTGATGGCCTACATGCTGGTCGGTTACGACCCGCTTGAGACCTGGGAGCGCATCTGGCAGCGATTCAACAAGATGGTCGCCTTGGGCATCAAGCCTTACCCGATGGTCTACAACGCGCGCAGGAAGGACCTGAAGCACTTCCAGCGCTGGGTGGTCACTGGACTTTACCGGGCCGTGCCTTTTGAAGAGTACAAGCCGTGGCAGGATTACAATAGTGGCCTTCTGGAAACTGCCGCCGCCTAAAGCATGACCGACATCCTTGACCTCCCAGGCTGGACCGCCCTGGAGAAGCGCCTCGACGGAGACGAGTACGAAATCAGCATCGAGTACACCAAGCATCCGGACTTCTGCCTGAAGTGTGGCGTCGTTGGCAGGGTGTACCGTCATGGCCCGAAGGTGGTCACGTATCGCGACAGCCCTATCCGTGGGCGTCCTGTACGGCTCGTTGCAAAGCTTCAGCGCTACCGATGCCGCGAGTGCAGCGGCACGTTCCTTCAGCCAGTCGAGGGCATGGAGGACGCCCGCCGCATGACGACCAGGTGCGTCGCATACGTCGAGGAGCAGTGCCTGCGAGATAG